GGAGATATGGCCATCAATGATGGCAGAGGTTTGTCGAGCGACAAGCGGTATTATAAGTTCACGAACACGACTGAGTTGATTAATCAAGCCGTGAATTCGAGTTTGTACGGCGGCACGACTGAGTCAAGCGGCAAGCCTGTCATAGAGTTTCGTGAAAATGGCGTAAGCGCAACGTCTGGTCCCGGTGGCTCAGGTGGGTTCGGTGTGCCTACTTCGGGCAATAACAGTATACTGTATAGAGCCATTAACAACTCTCAAGGCGTAGACGGGAGAATGCAAGAGTTTATCGTGTACGACACTTACGAATCAACGCACAGGTCAGATATTGAAACAAATATTCAAACGTATTACGGAATCACATGAGCGCGGTTTACTTACCTGTCGAACCTCTAATCGGTCTAACTTCTTCCGAGCGTGCAGACGCTTTAGACAAAGAGGTGTGGCGATTGATTAGACCGGCTTCTGTGCAGTCATCTTACGATACTCAATATTTGTATGCCCGCATGGTTCATCCTACCACAGGTCAAGTTGCGCTATTGGGCGACACGACAGACGTGTTGCCTGTGAATCCTGATGTGGACCTGACTGCTTTGTTGGCCTTGTTGCCTGAAGTGCCACAGGAAGAGAAAGACATGCTGTCTCTTTACATTGACGCTAACCGAGGGGGGACGGTGGTGTTTGGCAATCTGATTCCTTCAACTGCTACGCAGTTGACCACATCAGAAGCAGATGAGGCTGGATGGCTGCCAAATGGCGACATAGCGTAATTCACCAAGAATGGCAACCGTATATCTTCCAGTAGAGCCTGTCGATGGCTCGACCAGCAACGAGCACGCTGTTGCTATCAACAAGCAGTGTTGGGACTTGTATCGCCCTGCGAGCATCCAGAATCCTAACGACGTAACCAGTCAGTTGTTCCCCATCTCTATCCGCGAGAGCGACGAGCTGGCGGCTATCGTAGGCGAGACTACCGAGCAGGTGTATATCAGTCCTGCGGTTGACCTTACTGAGTTCCTTGCCATCCTACCCAACGTCACTGACGAAGAGAAGGCTTTGCTTACGGCTTACGTCGAATCGAATAAAGGAGGATACGTACCTTTCCAGAACCTCATCCCACCTAGCTCTATTCAGCTTACTGAAGCCGAAGCGATTGCTGAGGGATGGCCCGACCCTAACGCACCGATAGAAGAATAATGGCACAGATACCTAACGACCAAAAGTTCCACACGCTCAGCGCGAGCACTCCTACTAAGGAACGGGGCTCTGCGCAGGTCGACGGCTTGCGTGAGATTTACACGATGCAGGACATCATCGACACTGCTGGCGGCGGCGGCGGCGGCGGAATCTTTGAGACAGACATTCTCTACAACCTTACCAACGGAAACACGTTTGGCCGCCTATCTGGCAACGGCACGTACCCTGTTGGAGATAGCGGGGTCACTGTCGTTGATTTCATTCGTGACGTTCTCATTATGCAGAGCGCTACGTTCAGCGCGACCCCAATCCCTGCGTGGCAGTATAACCTTACGAGTGTTGACATCAACGTTCAGTGGCAATATACCGGCGGTGACAATGCGACATTGGTTCGGCGCGTCAACGGAGGTGCTATCGAAGAGTTGCAGACAGGCATCGCTCCCGGCAGTGGGACATTTTTGGATGAGACGCTCCCTACGTTCCCTGAGTTCGCTATCAACTACGTCTACTACTACCTCAACATCTTTGATGCTGAAGGCAATCAATTGCTTCAGGATGTAGCTATCGCTAATCAGCAGGCGTATATGGTTCCTGCGGTTACCACTGCGGTAAGTCTTGATAACACGGGCCGCTCTCCTGACGAGAATGGACTTGTCCGCGAGTGGGGCAATACTGTAAGCGATATCGAGGGTGTGGCCACAAAGATGTCTACTTACGTCCCTATGACGGAGATTCGCATCTATAGTGACGTCACTCAAATTGCTTTGGCAACTATTACCGGCGACCCTGCAAGCGAAACTCTTGATGTCAATAACGACCCTTCTGCCAACCCGACTACGGACGTTACGTATACGACTCAGATTTCGGATACGAAGAGCGACAACGACGGTGACGCTTTCGCTAACGTAAGTTCTGACCAAACGGTAAGCATGCGTCCTCCAATGATGTTTATCGCAAGCTCTCTGGATGGTTCTGGCGCTACTCCTGGTCAGGCGCTGTATGACTCATATGCTGCTGCTACTGACGGTTACTTCCGTCTTTTCGCTGGTGAGTTTGCCGACACGTTCTCTACTGTAGCCACTATGGCTGACGTAGCTAACTACGCTTGGATTCTTTACGATGACTCCCTTGGGGCTCCCGAGCTTCGTCAGGGCGGCCCTACAGGTCCTATCGTCAACTTTGACGACTATGGTACCGAGACTATCACTAACGACTTTAGCGTAAGCGTAACTGTTCGATTGCTCCGCTCACCCTTCACTGGTCCTTTCTCTACAGGAACAAACTTCTACATTTCATCTAATGGCTGAATTTCCCGACCTGCTAATCAACCCGAACCCTGACGCCCCTACTCTGGACGCTTCGGGAAACCAAGTCCGTGGAATCAACATCTTTGAGACTACGGCAGAGCGGGACGTACTGAACGCTACGGTTCGTATCCCGGGGGCCTTGGCTATCATCAAGGGTTCTGACGAGCTGTACCAGTATACTGCCGACACCGTTGACGATACTGCGTGGCAAGACGATGCCAACTGGCTTGGCGTGGGCTCTGCCGGAGGTTCTGGTGTACAGAACGTCAATAACCTAAACGGTAATGTCACTCTCATTGCGGGAGATGGTATTGAGATTGATGTGATTACCGGGAACAACGAGATTGAGATTACCTCCACTGGAGGAGGGGGAGGGAGCACTGATGGAGAAGACATTTCTTTTATCGTTCGCGACGCTCCATACACGAGTGACTATGACCATGAGGGCACTGTATTCAACTTTGGTCTCACTGGCACCCTACCCTTTAGGGTTTATCGGTGGAGTGGAGCAGCATGGACCGCAGCGGACAACACAGGAGTTTCTAATGCTACGGGGTTATTGGCACTTGGATTGAATAGTGACGCCTTCGTTTTAGAAAAAGGGATAGTGTCTTTGACTTTTGCTCCTCCTTTTACTGCGGGCGATGTTTTGTATCTCGGCACTGGCGTCCCAGCCATCACTAATGACATCAGCACATTGACTTCGGGTGAAATCGTTCGGGTTGTTGGTGTCTATCTAGGTCAGTCTGGTAGCGTGTACAAAACCTACTTCAACCCAAGTCCGGACTGGATTGAGATTGCATAATGGAGATAGCTAAAGTATCTGGAGCCACAGCATCGGGAGCAAGTGTTTCCGGCGCAACCGATTGGATTGCTATTGGCGGATACTATAGTACGTCATCAATGGAGCTTCAGTTTAATACTACTCTTGGTGACGGATTGCCTCAGCTTTCGATTAGAATTGGCGGTCTTGCCGGCAGTCCAGTATGGCCCAACGTTATTGATTGGGGTGACGGAACTGTAGAGGAACTAATCGTTACTCCGCAAACACACATATACTCAACGGGTGGCGTGTATGATGTTAAGCTTAACGGATTTGGGGTTTTTAACCCTCAAGACGATATCCCAACCAAGCTTGTTCAAATTAATAAGTGGTCAGACACCATTGAGCTTTTGTCGCTAAATGGTTGCCAGCAGTTAACCTCAATAACCGACTCCAATTCGCCTGTTTTTTCTAGTGGTTCTGGAGTATTGTTGTTAGCCAACTGCCCGCTTCTTTCCGCTGTCTCCGGTATAAACAACTGGGATGTTAGCGAATTATCATCTTTAAGTAGCGCCTTTTTCAATTCCTCGCTTTTTGATGAAGACATCAGTAGTTGGGACGTAAGCGGGATTACTCAGTTTGGGTTTATGTTCCAAGGTTCTACCTCATTCAACCAAGACATCAGTGGCTGGGATGTAAGCAGTGGCTCACAATTCAGTTCCATGTTTTATAACGCCAGCTCCTTTGACCAGAATTTAGGGCCATGGAAGCTTGGAAATAATGCGCTCGCCGATTTCTTTTTCGCTAATGCCGGTATTAGCGATTCTAACGTAGCGTTGTGTCTGGAGGGTTGGGATAGTGTTGGTCAAGGCACGGGTGTTAATATGTCTAATATGTTTGGGACGGCAGTTATTGGTGGCGGTCCAAGGACGTTAAGTGAGTCTACGTATCCGAATGCCAAGACCGCTTACGACAACCTCATCTCAACCTATAGCTGGACCCTTTCAAATTCAATCAACTGGGTTCCATGAATTATATTTACGAGGAGAAACGTTGTGACCAGTATTGGATTTATTGGGACGGCACATCATACGAGGCGACATGTCCAGCACCATTACCTTATTCGAAATCCTTACCCTCGCGGGGGCGCTTATTGGAGTATACTTCAAGCTTCAAACCGAAATCGGAAAGCTAAAGGGACGCATCGCTATGTTGGAAAAGCAGGAGTTGCAGGTCATGAGTATGCTAGAGAAGCTCATGAATTCTGTTGACGAGCTCAAGCTTCTCCTCGCTCAAAAGGGAATGAAATGAAGTACTTCACCTACTCTGAGTTTGACAGTCCTGACCTCCCCGGCTCTGGCCATGAGATGGAGGATATCTTCCTAGAGAAGCTGGATTTGGCTCGTGAGCAGTCTGGAGTTCCTTATGTTATCAACTCTGGCTTTCGGACGCCTGAGCATAATGCTGAGGTGGGGGGAGTCCCGGGAAGCTCACACCTTACGGGTTGGGCTGCTGACATCCGTGCCGATAGTTCCAACCGACGGTTCCTTATTCTTCGCGGCCTCCTTGCCGCTGGATTCAATCGTGTGGGTATAGGCCAGAACTTCATCCATGTGGACTGTGACCCGAGCAAAGCGGGCAACGCTTCTTGGTTGTATTGAATTGCGTACCTTGGTTCTATGATTGATTTTATCGTAGAGAACTGGATTCCATTGACTGTTGCGGCCATGGCGCTTTTGAAAGTCATCGTGAATCTAACCCCTTCTGAATCTGACAATGCCGTATTTGGTTATCTCGATATCCTTATTACTGCTATTACTGGCGACCGCCGTAAGAAGAAGTAAGATGGCTAAGATTAATAACGGAAATAGCTATCCGGTTAAACCCGCTCCTCTGAGTGGGGCGGATACGGCTATTGGTACTGATTCTGAAACGACAGACAAAGAGACCAAGCAGCTTAGTGTTCAAGCTATTGCTGACTTTACTCTGGACCAGAGTAACGTAGTCAACTCCGTTACTGGTTCTGACCCAATTAAAGTAACCCCTACTTCGGGAGACGTTGTCGTTAGTCATGATACAAGTGGCGTAACGGCCACTTCATATCAGTACGCAAACATTGTTGTAGATGAGTACGGCCATGTCACTGCCGCCTACGACGGCACTCCTGTCACTTCGGTAAATGGTGTTGACGGAGCTGTTACTCTTAGTGCTGGAACAGGAGCTAGTGTTGTGACGGACCCGAGTAACCCTCAGAACATCATCATCTCCGCTCCGGGTGGCGGAGGAGGTTCGGGTAGCGTTACTGAAGTTAATACAGGAATTGGACTGTCAGGCGGTCCAATTACTACCACGGGCACCATTGACCTAGATAATACGGGAGTCGCTGCGGGAAACTATACCAACGCAAACATTACCGTTGATTTACAAGGTAGAATTACGACCGCGTCAAACGGGGATGGGCAGCCCAACCAAAACCTTCAATCGGTATTGGATACTGGTAATAGTGCTGTAGACCAATTTATTTCTTTAAGCGGTTCAGGTACAGGGTTTACTGCTCTCACGGGTGCTCTTGTCGTTCAAGACGCTACGTGGAGTGCGACAGGTGAGGGTTATAATCTTTTGGTAACAAATGAACTGGAGTTGGGCCGGTACCTAAAGGATGTAAATGGAAGCACGGGTACGTATCAGCAGATTCTTATTTCAGACCCTACTGCTAATGGCGGGGCTGGAGGGGTAACATGGGTGGACCAGTCGGTACTTTCTTTGCGTGTCTCCATTCCTTCGGCAATGATAAATACGCTTACTAACGTCATTGGCGCATCATTGATTCCTTCACCGGGAATTGGAAAGAGTATTCAGGTAATTGCTGCTGCATTTAGTTATGACTTTGACTCTGCTTCATACAACTTCACCAACGACCTGTGTTTAGTCACAGGTAACCTTGGTGCAGGAGCCAAGCCTCAGTTTACTGTTCCAGCGTCCGTCATTAACTCATCTTTTGATGAGTTCGTGAATATGGACATGGGCACCACGGGTTCTTTAAGTCCTAACCAACCATTGGTTCTCCAAACCACAGCAGGAGCTACTACGGCTACTGGTGACGGAAGCGTCAATATGGAAATCACATACAAGGTGGTTACCATTTAATGCGTGACATACGCAAGGTTTGTATCGGTCCTGACTATAAGGACTCTATGTGCTACGTGGTGGAACAGTCCGTACTGGGCGGCTCCCACCGTGTGCATTTAATTAAATACAGTGATGAGACTGGGGGTATCCTCATCTACATCCAGAAGGGGGACGTCGTGGTGCTTTGGAAAGAGTTCAACGGAACCATGCCCATTTCAATAGAATACAATATCAACTTTTGAGAGCAGTCAATCAGTTTATCGTAAAGGGAAAGAGATACAACAACACCAAGGGCGACCTCATCGTAAGCACGAGTGAGGAAGACCACCTCTTCTCAAACCGAGAGGGTGAGGTCGTAGCCCTTCCGTTGGGGTATGAGGGTCCTATTGCCATTGGGGATACCCTACTGGTGCATCACAACGTCTTTAAGTTCTACAACGACATAAAGGGTCGTCAGCAGAGCGGGCGCAGTTTCTTTCGTGAAGACCAGTTCTTTGTTGACTTCGACCAGTTCTATATGTATCGGACTCCCGGTGGTGGGTGGATTCCCCAAGGAAGGTATTGTTTTGTACAGCCCGTACCCCCAGAAGATTCAACCATCTTCAAGCCAATAACTGAAGAACCACTGGTTGGTATAATGCGGTATCCGAATGATTATCTTACGGGTCAAGGAATTGAGTCTGGTGATGCAGTGACTTTCTGTCCGGAGAGTGAGTATGAGTTTACAGTGGACGGTGAGAAGTTGTACCGGATGTTCGACCATCAAATAACATGCAAGATTCAAAGAGGCTAAAGCAGAGCATCATCGCAGCGGGGCGGGTAGCTGTTGAGCAACTAATTAAAGTGGCTCAAGAGGATATCCTAAAGCCTAGTGAAGACGATGAGCTTGCGGCGGACAGGTTGAAGAATGCGGCGGCTACCAAGAAGCTCGCCATCTTCGACGCCTTTGAAATTTTGAACCGCATCGACTCGGAAGAGGAAGAGCTGGAGTTGGCGTCGGGCACCACCAAGACGGAAAGCAAGGTGGGTTTTGCAGAGCGAAGGTCAAGATAATCTGTACCGCCCCGTAGTGGGTTTGGTTACAAAGTCCGTTGTGTCTAACAAGAACCGCGCTAAGACGTGGGTCTATGGATACAATGAGAAGTACGATATGGTGGTCATCTCCAAGTCTGGAAAGATTGGTGACATCATTAACATCAACGGCGTTAACATAGCGTTGCCACCCTCGCCAAAGGACTTGGATAGGGGCGGAGATAGGTGGGTTCGTAAAGAGTTCCCTCGTGCCCTAAGCCGCGTTCAGAACATCTTCCAGTGGAACGATATGCCTAAAGGCTTTAAGGCCGACTGGGTGGACTATATCGAGAGCGAGTTCGACCGTCGGGAGGAAGGCCATTGGTTCTACAACAACGGTAAGCCTACGTACGTCACTGGCGCCCACTATATGTATTTGCAATGGACAAGTATCGACGTGGGTTATCCTGATTTCCGTGAGGCCAATCGAATATTTTTTATCTTCTGGGAAGCGTGCAAAGCTGACAGCCGATGCTTTGGAATGATGTACCTCAAGATTCGTCGTTCCGGATTTTCTTTCATGGGCTCTTCGGAGTGTGTCAACACTGGTACTCTAGCCAAAGACTCACGAGTAGGGATACTATCTAAGACCGGTTCTGATGCGAAGAAAATGTTTAC